GTTGTGTCAGTATCAAGATAGCCTTGCCTGAGCCACTTGTTGCCTTCAGCATCTGTGTATAAAAGGTCTGTGGAGTTTATTGGCTTTATGTCATTAATTTCAGAACCGCCACCACCACCTATAAAATCTGTAAAATTACTCATGCTATTACCCATCCTACTGTAGAGTTTGTATATATAAATTGGACTGAAAGATATTCTTTATCTAACGTCATATCAGTGCCGCTAGACATTATGTTGCTTCCATTACGTCCGATTACTGTGTCTGTGAAGTTTTCGACAGTAACTAAAACTCGTTGGCCTATTGTGGGAGACGCAGGTAATGTAATTGTCTGTCCCGCAGTGTTTACATACACATGCGTGTTAGCTGTAGCTGTGACACTGCTACCTGTCACTATTGATGTAATGCCTACCGATACAGGCTCTGACGCAATCTTTGCCGCAGTAACAGCATCGTCTAAAATCTTAGCAGTGGTAACAGTGTTATCACTTGGAGTACCTATGTTACTAACAGATATAGCGGCAACCATAACCTCAATGGCTGTCGTATTAGGAGGCGCTGTCGAGAACGTAACCACGGCAGGGTCGGCGGTGCTTACAGAATAATTTGATTTGCTTTGGTATACACCATCAATATACACGAAGGTATTATTTTCTGCCGCTAGTCCACTAAGCGTAAACGTAGTATCAGAACCATCACCTGTAAACTGACTCAAAGTAATATCAGTCGAACCTTGCGGCCCTACTGCACCCTGTGGCCCCGTGAGGCCAATTGAGCCTTGCGGCCCTGTCGGGCCAGTTGCACCCGTCAATCCCTGTGATCCTGTTGAGCCTGTCAAACCTTGTGGCCCTTGCGAACCAGTTGCACCTTGTGGCCCTGTAGGCCCAGTCGCGCCTGTGCTTCCATCAGTGCCGTCACTACCAGCAGGGCCAGTTGGGCCTACCACACCTTGGATTCCTTGTGGCCCTGTAGCACCTTGGGAGCCAACACCGCCGTCCGATCCGTCACTACCAGCAGGGCCAGTTGGGCCTGTCAAACCTTGTGGCCCTTGTGGCCCTGTAGCACCCTGTGGCCCAGCGGGGCCAACGTCTGCCGTGAGCCACCCAGAACCACTATAGACTCTAAGAATATCTAATGTTGAATCGAAATAAAGAGCGCCAGCTATTAGATTGGTGGTCGGCGCTGATCCTAGAATCCCCATCCATGATTGGTTAAAAGAGGCAAGGCTGGCTGCCGCTTCTGTTGCAGAAGAGGCGGCTGCTTGAGCCTGCGCTAACGCATCCCCTTCAGCCGCATCCTGAAGCGTTGCCGCAGAGATATTGTCGTAAAAACCAGACATAAATTAATACCCGCTTGAAACGTAATTTGCCGCACCAGCCGTCTCAGCGGTGCGGGTGTGTGCTGTAATTCTTGAGAAAGCTGTCTGATAGCCCATTTCCCAGCGGCTGTCATCGGTGTTTAAAAACCGGGAAGCCTCGCTAAGTGCGCCATATAAATACATTTCTGGGACAGTCTTTAAAAGATCATTAGTTGGATTAGTGTCTGTCAAAGGATCAACTTCGTAATAATAAATAACTTTTATTTTGTCAGTAGGAGACATCGTTGGTGTTGGAAAAAATACAAATTCGTTTGCTTCACGCGCAAAACTTGTAGGAATGCCCGATCTCTCTGTTTGGCTGTGAAGAAGTGTTAAGGTCATTCGGTTAAGAGGCTTACCGTTGTAAAAAACATCTTTCATTTCTAAAAAGTCATTTGGAATTGTTGCGTATCCCGCAGAGTCGGGAATTATGTACGCTGTCTTTTCAATAGACGGAATCCTAAGTTCATGCGCCAGTCGAGACTCAACTAGGCGTATAAAATCTGGTATTTCAGTTGCTAAGTCGGTTCTATTTAACCAGTTAGCGATTGCGGCTTGAAGGCCACTATAAGTAGTCATGCTCATAGTCTGCCACCGCCTGTGCGAAGGTATGCCCACTCAGGTGCGTTAAGCTTCTTCTTCATTCTCGCCAAGTCTTCTTTATTTGGGGACATGACATTTATACCTTCCTGCATCCACTGCACAGCTACAACATCGGGTATGGTTGCTACGCGCACCAAATCGCCCATGCGCCGACCTTCAGCTTGCTCTCTTGCCCTTTTATTGGCTTCAAGAACTCCAGTAACGTCTTGAGAGTGACTGATATGAATTTTGTCATCGCTTTTGTCGTGCTGAACATTAGCGATCATTTTGCCAGTTTGGGAACCAGGCATTTGTAACCTCCCTAAATAAATAAAAGGATGGCCCCGTAGGGCCACCCAGATTTATTACTTTAAGCAGTAAGGGCGTTAATCAGACCTGATGCTTTGTCGTTTTCACAAACCAAAGTTTGCTCAGTCAACATTTGCTTCTTCTCGCTGTCGCCATTACGGGCGAGGTTGATAGTCTGCATTGGACGCAGCACTGCGCGTGACCAATACTCTGTGTCCAAAACGAGACAAGAGTTGGCCTGGAGGAAGCGATTTGGAACCACGCTGCACTCGCCGAAGGGCGACACATATAAATCCACGGAATTCACAATTTTAGTGCCAGTGCTAAAGTCACGCTCACGGCCTGCTGAAGCAGCAAAGTTGGCAACAGTTACAGAGTGAGATGGAGTCACCTGAATCTGGTTGGGATCGCCGCCAGCTTCATATACAGACTGCAAAGTGGACAGAAGAAGTGCTTCAGTAAAAGTTCGGTTAGAACCGGCAGTGTTAGTTGTCGCTGCGTTGATCTGGTTCTGAGCAGACGTAAGCTGACGAGCGGTTGTTGCGTTACCGGCAGTACCTGCCTGTCCAGCACCAACAAAGGCATGCTCTATGTCTCTACGCAATTCTTTTCCTTTCATCGCGATATTCATCGCCAAGTCCGAATCCCTACCGTGCTTTTCTACGGCTTCAGATGTACCTGAACTCTGGACTACCTTGGTGAAAATCTGCGTGTTAGCAGTTTTCATGGTGGTGGTGTTGTTACTTGCTGCACCCGCGTCTGCTCCTTCTACGGCGGCATTAGCACCTACAGCGGCAAGTTCTGCCTGTTGCCATTGGTGCAGAGTGGCTGATGCTGTGCCTGTTCCGATTGAAGAGGTAAATGGGGTCAGCGTAGGGCTGATGTCATAAATGATATCTTCGATATCCTGTTTTAAGCCCACCTGGTCGTAAGTTTTTAAAGTGTTAGCTACTACTGGCATGATTAAATTTCCTAAAATTAAGAGTTATTCAAGAGGGCTTGAACAGCGTCTTCCATCCTTCCAGACTTCTTGAGACGTTCACGCGATTTGCGATGATTCTCTTTCTTGCCTAAATCTTTGGGTTCGCCTTTCTTGCCCGACAAAGTTTTTTTGGCTGACGCTTTAACTTTCTTTTGCGTCTTCACCTTTGCCTGATCGAACTGCATAGCCTTGTACAATGCCGTAATCATTCGATGGTCGTGAACTTCATTAAATTCTTCTGATGTCACACCTAACGATTGTGTTGCGTACTCACCTATTGAGTAATACAAATCGTTGTTCCAATTAGGGATTGTAGATTTAAGAACAGTCAAACTTTCTTTCGCATTCTCACGCGACATCGCCTGCTGTTGTTCTTGACTGCGCTTTTGATGCTCGTCAGCTTGTGACTTTATAAAGTTATACGTCTGCTGAGTCTGCTCAAAAACAGCTTTGGCCTGTTTATATTGATCAGGATTTTGTACAGCCGCTTGCTCCCAATCCACGTTGTCAAAACGTGATAAGTCAGCACCGGATGCAGTAAGAAGGGCGTTAAGTGTAGATTCGTAATTTGCAGTTTGTTCTTCTGCGGCCTTACGCTGTTCAGACACTGCCTGCGTCTTCTTTGTGTAATCAGATTGTCTAAGATAACCAAGTTTAATCTCTTCAATCGACACGCTTTCGCCATCGATTTCGATATTACCTTCGGTTATATATTCAGGTGCGCTTTCAGATTCATCTTCAGATTCTTCGGTTGGGTCTTCGACCTCTTCTGATTCTTCTAACTCTTCTTCAACTTCCTGCGACTCTTCGATTACTTCGTCAGTGATCTCATCGACCACGTCTTGCTCTTCATTAGGCTTTTTGGGGGTGTCCTGGTCGGATTCCAAAACGGCCATCAGTCGCGCATTAATATCTTCTTTATCGATGGTCTGGGAGTCCGTTGCGGTTTGCTCTTCTGACATCAAATTTCTCCAATTATACTCGTTTACTCAACGTGTTGTTGTGTCTTCAATTCATAGTTGTTAATCAGCCCAGCAAATTGCTGAACAAACATTTGTCCCGCCTTAAACATCGAATACAGTCTTTCTCGCTCTGCATTGTCCTCTGGCGGTGATGCAAGGATTTGATCCATGATATTTGCATTCATCATTTCAAAAGCCCTGTTAAAAACATCGCTGTGCAACATTTCTTTTGAGGCTTCTGCTATCGTAGCGAGTTCGCCTATATCTTCTTCATTCATCAGTTTTAGACTCCACGTCAGTGGTTGGTACTAATTTAATGGTCTTACCCCGCATCCGTCCTTGTGGGCGAGGCATGGCCGTTTCCTTATCAAGTTTTCCGTCACGATAAGCCTGGTACTCATTAAACGCCTGCTTGCGCGTTTTCTTCTTAGCGTATTTTTTGTCGTTAGCTTTTTTTATAAAAGCATCAAACTGACCCGTATCATCAATCATCATCCAATACTCACGTTGCGTTTTTGTTCAGCTTCAAGCTGTAGTTCTGCCTCTGACATTTCCATATCGTGGGTCTGCTTCTCAACATCCAGCATCAACCGGCTCTCTGTTTCTTCCTGGTTGTGCTGCATATTCTCCATCTCGATAAGCATCTTGTTCTGCTCTTTCAACACATCAAGTTCTAATTGACCTTCTAGAACGGCAACCTGTCTTGCGGTCATACCCGCGTTAAACTTCTCAACTTCTGACTGCTTGGCTGCGGCCTCTTCCTGTTGCTGTTGCATCTGCTGTTGCTGTTGCTGGAACTCAGGGCTGTTTGGATCGAACAGGTACATAGCGCCAGACTTTATGTTCAGCAACTCATACGCACGACTCAGCAAAGCGTGACGCTGTGGTGCGTTGTACATACCGCTTACGTTGGGGTCGTTCGGGTTCATCGTTAACTGCTGATCAAGTGACAACAGTATCTGCGCTTCTTGTGCCTGCTCGTCAGGCGTTAGGGCCACAGCGACAGACATCTCTGTGCGGTCGCCTAAGAACTGAGGATTAACAGGCACAAACTGCCCATCAAGCTGTACGGCTTTTTCTCCCTCATACTCGACAGCCAACTTGTAAATGTCGTGCATCAGTGGCTTTAAAAAATTCTCAGCCAAGTTACGCGCCATCACCATAATTCTACGGTTACTGGCGTTCATAAACTGAGTGATCAGGTCAGAACTGTTCTGCTTACTAACAACAGTGCTGTCCATGCCTCGCGCCATACGACTCATCCCGCTACGCGCTTCCTTCTCAGTTTCAAGGCTCTCAATCGCCTGGAAAACAGTGCCTGATAGATTCGGCATCGGCAGTGGACGAACCACGTTCTCTGGATTCGGTGAGTTAACATCAATAATCGCCCCCACCTTATTATCCAATAAATCTCTGGGGTTCTTAACCAGTGAGAGGTTAGCTATAAACCGCGATGTGTTGGTCATAAATGTGTGATCGACCACGCCGCGCTTTAAACTGCTCTGCGTTTTCTGGATATCAAATAAAACATCCGCAAGGCTCATACCGTGGAAGCGGTGAGGTAAAGGGAACGGGGTAAAGTACCTAAACGGTTTCTCAGATACGATCTCTTTATCGAGTAGCACGTTGCGGCTGTGCAACACTTTCAAATAAACGCACTTCTTTAAATCATCGCGGTACTTCTTGATATAGCTTTCATAAATTGTAACGTGCTGGCGGTCGTGATCAGCATCAGAGTGATCGTCCTTTCGAAAGCCATCAACTGAGTCTCGTCCAAGCCCACCGTCTTCAAACAGATCGTGATCCTCGTCCAACTTAGCAACGATATCAGGATCAAACCCTTCAGATAGCAACTCGCCTCGTGTGCGACTTGTGCGGTGCGAACAGAAATCAGCATCTTCTTCATTTGTAGCACGGGGTGATATCAGAAAATCTTCTGGCGGTATCGTCTCAATACAAATTTTCGACTTGTCGATCTTTCTGGCTATCTCGCCAGAGTACATTACCTGTGATGACTCGATAAGCTGGCCTGTTTGCGCGTCCTGAACCTGAACAGCCTGTGCCTCTTCAGCGATCTCTAAGATTGTCACGTCCTGGTCTTGCATCAGCATGTTGAAGGACGGCTCGTCTAAGCCCTCAAAGGTTTCCTCTTCATACTCGTAGAGGTTTTTATAGTACCGCTTCACAATCCCGGTCTTCGCCACCAGAGCATCGTGAATAACATCGTGCAGAATCTTTGTCCCATTGTTCTCACGATAAAAAATGTAGTTGGTAAGCGCCGTTGCCATCTTGGCAGGCAGAAAGTCCTCTGCGGTTTGCGGGTCGAACCGGCACACGTTGCGGTCAGCCGTCATACATTCAAGAAGCATCGCCTTAACAGACTCAACTCCGTCAAAAACGTCCATGCTCACATGCTGCGATCTGCCAGCGCGTTCATTACCCAGCGGCTGACCGTAGTAGTATCGATAGCCCTTATCCCGCTGATGGCCGATCTCGCTCTCAGCGTAAGAATCAGCCGAATCAATGTTATTCTCTAGCGATGCGAGTAACTCGTCATCATTTATGTCAGAAACTATATTCATTTTGCTTGTATCCCGAATGTCCATTAGTCAAATGCTCACGCTCTACCTGGTTCTGCCCGAATCGCGTTACGCTTATCGCGGCGTACCGCGTAGCGTCCATCAAATCGTCAAATTCTTTATGTATCTTCCCCTTCTTCCGGTGATACCGGCGAAACTCTTCGAACCACGGAACCAGGTTACTAAACACTCGTAACCGCCCCGTTCTAAACCGTTCTAACATCTCCATCAGCCCAGGCTCAACGTAGTTTGTCCCGTCAGGGTTGCTAAACTTCCCGATCATCAACACCCCCGACTCAAGATACATCTCTGCTAGGGTCTTACCGCTACCCTTCTCCGTGTTATCACCGTCATGGGGGTATATGCAGGGGATAGTCTTGCCTCTTGACTTGATAGCGGTGGAGTGTACCGCTGGAATCTCACCCTCTTTCTTATATGCGTCATAAACGTATATGACATCTGAGTCAGGATCGTAGGCCGTCCACACACAGGTGGTGGGGTGCGTGATTCCAAAGTCCACCGCGCATAGTTTCTTGTAGTGAGGGGGTATCTCAAACGGATCGCACTTTAAAGCTTCTTCGGATATGGGGAAAACCATGCCCTCCCCCAGAACGGGTATGCCCTTTGAGCGCATATCGCGCTGGTACTCAGGGATCGCCGCTAAAAGCTGGGTCTTTGTTTCTTCGGTGATGTGCGGCGCATCGTCCCACGTCACATTCTGGAGATACTGGCCCTTGTTCGGGTTGTCCATGAACTGACTCACCAGTTCAGTCATCCCGTTTTCCGGTGTTAAAGTACCGACAAGGTAGCCGCCCTTTCCATCATTACCTGTCGCTGTTCGCGTTAGACACTGAGGGTATATTGTGGGGTCGGTCGGCTCCTCATCGATCCAAATGTAGTCCTGCGAACTACCCATGAGGACGTGTTGCCCTTGAGTGTAGGACTTAAAACTTACGAGCGATGTGTTACCAGCCTTATGGCGTACCGCGACATCCCTTGGTAGCCGTGGCGTACCCATCGCCGGGGTTACTTGGTAGATAAGCCTTTGAGGTATGAGGCCAGAGCCGTCAAATTTCCCTTCGCCAAGGTACATACCCATCAATTCTTTAACGATCACGTCACGCAACTGCTCACCGGACACACCCAAGCACCATATCTTAGTCGGCCTAGTGAACCTGATTCCTTCCCACCAATCTGGATATAAGCCTGTGAGGTGAAAAGCTACTTCTGCTGCCTGACTAGCCGTTTTGCCTACGCGGTTTGCCGCCATAAGCATTCTTTGTTTATTTTCAGTGCCAGCATCGTAAAAATGCTTTTGCCATTCGTATGGCTCCCAATACGAGAGACGGTTTTGCGCTTTGTGCAGTTTTACCACACGGATGGCTTCCGCTATTTTGAGCGCCTTATTTTTTGCGGCCTCATTTTTTAGCGGATCGGCTTTTTTGCGAACCGATTTTTTTGAAGTCGTTTCTGTCACAAAGGCCGCCCTATGTGTAACGAGATATGTGGGGGCGTAGCGCCCCACAGAGGTACTTCGATTTTGCGAAGAGCATCTGAAAACCACCCCAGGTGGGCCCTTTCAGACCTCAAATGCTCCAAGAATTGCTCCAGATAGGTGTAAGCCATTGATTTACAACGATATATTCCCAATAATGAATAGGAGCGATCAAAGCGATGAGGGATCAACGCCTGCGTCCTTCAAAGCCTGGAGGGCTTCATCGATATCGTGAGTAACAGTGACATCGGCGTTCACGTTAGCGTCTACTTCTGTCTTATCCCGCCAGCCGCCTCGATTCTTTAGAAAGAATATTTGCGCCGAGGTCGAAGGTTTTTCCCCGGTTGCGCCTTCAAACAGAGCGTTGGTGACTGCAGCCACCCCAGCCTGCTTGCCCGCCTTTAATGTACGGTCAAACTGCTCATCGTCACGCTTGCGCCTGGTGACTGTTGAGGCTGATATCCCCAGGCTTGCGGCTATCTGTTCTTCTGAAAGCCCTATCTTTGCTAGGTTGTACAGCTTTTCGTAATCTATCTCTTTGGTGTTCGCCACGCCTTTGACCTTTGTTAGATAACAACTGAGCCGCATTATATCTTATATGCAACTGCTGGTTGAGTATCCCCTGCATGGTTGACCAAGGGGGATGACGATATAGGCTGCATGGGTTCGCAAATCAGGCTGCAACCCGCATAGGCTCTCACTTCTTAGCTTAACCTGCACGGGTACACAGGTTCTAAAATAACAACCTGTGCGGCTGTAGGCCATGTCGCCAGTGGCTTACAGCGATTCTGCACAGGTTACTCACCTTTTTTTTCCAAATCGGTGTGGGATTTTTAATGCACACCATGCACACTAAACACAGTATTTATATATTTCTATTAGATATTAAAAAAAAGGTGAGTAACCTGAGTAACTTGTGTTTGGTCAGCACACATGCGGTTTAGAGGCGCACAGGTTTTTTTGCTTAAAAATAATAACCCGTGCATCCTGTGCAGTTAACACCACCACCCGGTTTCCCACTGGGATTATTTCTTCCCATCTGGGAAGACATCATCATTTATACCGACCATCACCAACATCATCACTACAAAAACACACCAATAAACCATCATCACTTCAAAGCCTCAACGCTCAACTGTTTTTAGGGAGCGCATTTTAAGGTTATAAGAGTGTCTTCTCTAATGCAATATGGTTATATATCTGATAACTTTGAGGCATAAAAAAACCCCTCCGAAGAGGGGCTGTTTTGCTCTGCTTGACCACCTTCGAGCAGAAGGCCAATAGGACACGAGGGTTGCCCTTGGTCTGGAGGAATCTATTTCTTTTTCTTACTCGTTTTAGCGGAATTCTTAAAGGATTTATTGGTCGGTGCGCCTTTACTACCAGGCGACCTCATAGTCTCTTTGCTACCAGCCGCTATGCGCTTGCGCTTATTGTGAATATTTTTGTAAAGGGACATGTGTATCTCCTAATGTGTTTGCTCGTCATCCTCGACCCAGTGCCGAAGAATATAGTCACTCTTGAGCATCTCAATTGCTCCAATGATCTCCGCTGGCGACACCTTGGTGTACCAGCTATTGACGATCTGACCGTCCCCACAGATACCCACAGCCGCAAAGGCTCTAGCCTCATGCGCGGCAAGCACTGCCATGAAATCTGAAAGAGTTTCCAGCATGTCATAGTCAACGCCATCAGCCTTTTTATTATTAACGGCTACCGGCCTTAACGGTACGACCTTATCGTCATCGCTCATAAAAGATTATCTACCCAAGACTCGATACCAAGAATAAGGACAATAAACGCGCACACCGCCATCGCAGAACAGAACTCCTTGATGTCGCGGAACAACTGCTCACGCTTTTCTTGTTTTCCTGCACTTTTCATACATACATTAATTGTGTTCATAGCTAATCTCCTGTCTAAATTATACCACCGATGGTTGAGTTCACAACCAAAGGTGGTAACTCCACTCAAGCGGCTACCCGCTTACCGCACCGCGTACATCCACTCATGAAATCCCCTTGTGGCCTCTCACATTTGCACAACGCTGTGCGTGGTTCTGGTGGCTCGTAGAATCGTAGGTGACTCACCACCTTCACCTTGTTAGGCGTTTTCAACCATCGGATATCTCGTTCAGTTAATGTCATCTCGTTTCTCCTTCTTGACAATGCCCCCCGTAGGGGGCGGTTATTTGACTTATCCTCGTCCACGCAACCAGTTTATTTGGCTGGTAAAAGACACCCCACGAACATGATCCCAAGCCAGCTTTACAATGACGCGGTTAACATTGCGGATGTTAATAGCCAGAGTTAAGTAGCACTTGCGACCAACAACATCCTCAACCAGTTTACGGATGTAGCCGTTTAGTTCTTTTTTTGACCACCCATCGAAATAGCCTGTTTCAATGTTTAGCGCGATATCCTCCGCTTCCATCATTAACTCTTCGCAAAGATCAGTGCGGTAAGCCATCTCGTTGATGTAGTTCACAACAACGTTGTTGTCGTGGTGATAGCCTGTTTGTCTCAGACAACTGCGGGTCATGCCATAGCATGTGTGTAAGCCTTTCTCAAAAGCGTTAAGTTCATATTGGTGCGTGTACATTTTTAAGCTGCTCATTTTGTATCTCCAGGTGTTTTATGGATGTGGCCTCTTGCGACCACATAGATACAATAGAATAAAGAGATGTGAGAGTCAACCTTTAGTTGATTATTAGACCAAGTTAAGCATAAAAAAGCCCCGACCCGTGAAGGTCGAGGCAACAGATTGGCGCGAGGGAAGTCGCCAACCGGGGGTAATTAATCCATAGGCTGCACGTCACCTCCGCAACGCTCACATGTAAGCCAGCTTTCCGTTCTCTCGACTATCTGATCGCCAAACGGTTCGTGATTTATCTCTATTTCTTGATGAACGTCACCGATATCGAGGCCACCACACTTGTGACATTGATAGTCATAGCGCGTATCTTCATCCTCACTACGCTCTTCCTTTTTGCCCCAAATAGCGTCCCAGTTTGTCCAAAACTCTTTGGCCGTTGGCCGTTGCTTACTGCCTTTGCTCATGCTTATTCTCCATCCCAGTTCGCAGGATCAAGCGGATCAGCTTCTACCGCGCCCGCATCAATTTCATTCCAATTAATTTGTAAGTTGTTGACTGAGTCAAACATAAATCGACACGCATCAAGCGTGTTAACTTCTATTCGCCGGACACGCACACCGCCAATCGATTGCTGGCTTGGGGTGTGAAAAATATCTTCATACTTGCGTAGATCGCGCCAGAAACTGTTAGCCTTTTTAGGCGTTTGATATCTGCTGTCACGCAAGGTGCTGACATAGATATCGTATATCTCTGATTTAGCGGCGGTACTTCCGAACTGCACCACGTTACCTCCAACACTCGCCTGGCGCATCTCACCGCTGTGCAGACAGTTTAAAAGCCACTCAGTGACGCTATCTAACGCCTCTAGCTTTTGATCCTGCAACGCCCTAGTCTGTGGCACTAAGCGCAGATTCAAATTGCTTAAATCGAAGTTTCGAAGGTAGTGCAGCAAAGACGATGCGCCACCAGCGTTGTACCAACTGTCAAGATTTGCAAAGTATTCACTATCCTGCTGTCGGCCAGTGCCAACATCAAAAACGGCAAACCTGCGCTCATCCAGCGATGCGGGGACAACAAACTCTTCGTTACTCGTGAATAGGATGCGCGTGTAATTTTGGGTGGTATATGCATCAACGCCCTTGCGCTCGATTGTTAACTTATCATTCGTAAGAAGGTCTTTTAGAGCGCCCTCTGAGGACTTAGCGCCTGCCCAATACGCCTCATCAGCTTGTAGCAAAAGGCACGACTCAAGGTGTCTGTTGAAGTTCCCTGTGACGTGTTCAGCGCGGCTGACGATCTGGTGGTGCGCCGCAAAAAGATGGCCTAACATCTCGCCAAACTTGGTCTTGCCAGTACCCTTTCGCCCCCTCAGAACTAACCCAACACCGACCTTTGTCATAGGCTTCTGGATAATCTGAGCCGCCCAGCCGATGATGTAGTTGGCGTGTGTGGCATCACCGTCAGCGATAACCTTGGTGACAAAATCAAGCCACGGCTGCACGTCACCCGCACAGGCTTCCACCGACCAGCCTCGCCACAGGTTGTACCTATCAAGCGTCTGCATGTCCGGCGCAAATGTCAGGCCAGCGGCATACGTTCTCCGCTCAGGATTCTCTAGCCACATATCCACCAGATTCAACAGCTTCGGCTTCTCATCACCGCTGAGTACGCGACAATTCATATGTTCTTTCTTCAAATCATCAAGCTTATAAAGAACCATATTCTCTTTGTTAAGGTCTTCGCGCAGTACCCGCGCTGAACCTTCAACATGCACAAATGCCCACTCTCTAAGCATCCGTGGCAATCTTTCCTCGACCACCTGCTCAGATACAACTACCTGCTCCATCGCCTTGACGCTTGCCAGCGTTACAGGGTTCCTACTCTGACTATCAAACGTCTGGTAACGCCTCTCACATTGCCCTTCTTGGTACTTTGTGCCAAGGCTTGACCACTCGTCCCAGATCTCCCAGCCGATGTCCCGACCATCGAAATGGTGGTGTAACGCCATGCCGATTTTTACCCACTCATCGTGATGAGTGTCTGCGTCCAATCCGTCAAGCAACTGCCGCACAGCTTCATCTTGCATGTCAATTTTAGGCTTGAACATCGACAAGTCATCTGGGTCTAAGGTGATACCTGCCGCCCCATGACGTGCTAACTCCCAACCGTCTTGATTCTCAGCCAACGACTCAAAGTACGCAACGAAAGCCTCTGCCTGGTCTCTGGTAATTGACGGTAACTCTTCTTGTTTTATATCGGCAATGCTTTTGCCTTTGTGCCAGTGATAAGGCTTGTTGGTCGCCGGATGGATACCGAAAGCCACAAACTGTTGCCCTTCCGCAAGAATCTCAACAGCGTGTTTGTTGCCAACGGTGTCGGCATATTCTGCGGAGCGAATTTTGCTGAAACTGCCTTCAACTTTAAAGGGCAGAATACACTTTGGTTTTTGCCCGATCCGCACAGCCGTATCGCCAACATTCGTTTTAAGCCAATGCAAGAGATCATAATTTACTTTCGCGTCCAAACAATCGATATCAACCGCTACCGTGTTCCTGCACAGCACACCAACGCCACCATCTGCGTGACCGTTCGATAGCCACTTATCTACGTCATTATGCGTGGCTCTAATATTTTGCCATCCCGATAGCATTGGAAACTTTTCACCTTTTTTCAAAGGCACAATCTCATAGCCTTTATCGACTAGCCTATGGCCGAATTCTTTTAAAAATGCCAAAACGATTTCCCTCGTCTTTATTTATTTAAGTCTTGCCGCCGCACTTAACAATGCAATCTCTGCTCTACTTAACTTATTAATTAACCAGTTCAAACTTGTAATCGTGAACTCGCACACTTTCGCAAGAAAACAATAAAAACCATGCTTAACTTTTTCTTGAAATTTCATAAACAACCTCCTTGCTATTATTAAACTCGACAACGATATCTGGACACAGCATGCGCCAAGACACTTGACCATCAGTTATTAATTCCATCTGTAAAGCGCGATGTGCTGGCACTAACCCGGTCTGCGCCCACTTACTTAACGCTTGCTTCGAGACATCTAATCGCCGTGCAAGCGTTGTCCTGTTTTTAAGTTTCGCGGCTGCGATCACCGCATCGATTGCCGACTGCACATCAGCCGCATAGTCACTTACATATATCATTTATCACCTTTCATAATCATTGCTTTAGTTTGTCTTAAAATCAACTGTTTGTGGTTGACACAGTATCAGAAATAGCTATTGTGTCCACAAACAAAGCGATTTAAATCATAAAGAGACAAACGAATAATGAGCAAACACGCACTTCTTGGAGCCTCAAAGGCTCATCGGTGGATGACCTGCCCAGGCTCACTCAACCTAGAATCAACTTTTCCAGATCAGACCTCGTTTTTTGCAGCCGAGGGTACAGCCGCACACGCACTGGCAGAAGAATGTCTGCTGAAACAGAAGCCGCCAGAAAACTACATTGGTGTCGAGTTTGAAGGCTTCATCGTTGACGCAGATATGGCATATCACGTTGCGACTTACGTTGACTTTTGCAACGCGCAGGGTAGTGAAGAGACGCACGTTGAACTGCGCGTTGATTATTCGGAATGGGCGGCAGGCGGGTTTGGCACAGCGGATTATGTGACCTTAGATGACGGCGTGTTGCACGTTATAGATTTGAAATACGGGCAAGGCTTGAAAGTTAACGCCAATCGAAATGAACAGTTGATGCTATACGGTCTGGGCGCGGCTTTTGAGTTTATCGATAAAGTTGACACTGTGAGTATGACGATTGTGCAACCACGGTTAGACCACATAGACACCTACTCTATGCGGGCAAAAGATTTATTTAAGTGGGCAAACGATGTAGTGAAGCCTGCCGCGAGACTCGCAATGTCACCTGATGCTGGCTTCAAACCAAATAAAAAAGCCTGCCACTTTTGTAAGGCGAAGCCAACCTGCCGCGCTCTTGCCGAACACAATTACAACCTAACTATGGGTTCTTTTGACAACCTAGAAGAACCATTACTTGTGCAAGTTCCGCATACCTTAAATGTTGATGAGATTTCTAACTTATTACCAAAGATGGATGCGCTGATCGGATGGGCGCAGGGAGTGCAGAAACATGCGCACAAACTTTTGCTAGATGGCGGCATTTTGCCAAATTACAAATTAGTCGCTGGTCGTTCTCAGCGAAAGTGGGTAGACCAAAAGATAGCTGAAGAACAACTTATCCAGATGCTTGGCGATGATGCCTTTGTGTCGAAACTTATTTCGCCAGCCCAAGCCGACAAGGCACTTGGTAAAGCGAGAGCGGCAGAGATTGTTGATCTCTACTGCAAACCAGACGGTAGACCCAGTCTAGCGCCGGACACCGATCCACGTCCAGCCGTGAAGCCTGACGCTACCGAATACTTTAGTGACATAACTTCTTAATAGGTAAAAGTGAATGAGTGTAATAACCCTTAAAAATGTACGACTTTCTTTCCCTCAAATTTGGACTGCCAAGGCTTTTAATGAAGGCCAGCAAGCTAAGTTTTCCGCTAACTTTTTGTTAGACAAAGACACCGACAAGAGCCAAATCGATAACCTGAAAAAAGAAATCAAAAAGGCAGTCACTTTACACTTTAACGGTGACACCCCAAAAGGCATGAAAGTTTTTCTAGGCGATGGTGAAGAGAAGGCGTATGACGGTTACGAAAACGCGATGTATGTATCAGCGTCTGGCAAGAATCGCCCAACGATTATAGATCGTGACAGGACGCAATTGGTTGAGGAAGACGGAAAACCATACGCTGGCGCATATGTGAATGCCGCAATCTCAATTTGGATCATGGACAATAAATGGGGCAAGCGGGTAAACGCTAACCTTGTTGCTATTCAGTTCGTGAAAGATGGCGAGACGTTTGGCTCTGGCGCAGTAAAGGCCGATGAGATTTTCGATGACATCTCAAGCGAGTCTGCTGAAGATGCCGCTGACGATGATTTTTTAAGCTAATGCACCCATCGCTTAGTTACCCCTATGTCGGGGAAAGATTCCCAGAACTTTCAGGCAAGCCGGTCATTGTGCATACGATGGCCGAACTTGCTGGCATACCGTATGTGCTTTTAAAAAACAGAATGGGAATGAAAAAGAAAAGGTCAGCCGGGTTAGCCACAGTAATCATTACAGATAAAGATTTGCTTCCACGGAAAAGGGAAGGCGCGAAGAAAAAGAAAAGACCGCTGACTGACGATGAGAAAATACAACGTATAAGTGACAGGTGGTTAAGGAGAAAATGGGTATGAATATATCACTCGACTTTGAGACATATTCAGAATGCGACATCAGAAAAGCTGGCGCATATGCTTACGCTGACCACCCCACAACTGAAGTTCTCTGCATGGCTTGGGCCGTTAATGATGATCCTCCAGAACTTTGGACACCTGACATGCCTGTGCCGCACAGGCTTCTAGCTTTAATAGAGGCTGGCGGCGCAACCGTTTGGGCTTGGAACAGCTTTTTTGAGATGTGCATATGGAACCTGGTGCTTAATTGGAAACCTGTACCAATTGCGCAGTGGCGTGACACAGCCGCACTTGCCGCCGCACAGGCTTACCCCCGCGCTTTGGGAAAATGTGGTGAGGCACTTGGCCTCGATGGTGATGACGCGAAGTCAAAGCGTGGCAAGCTATTGATCCAGCGGTGCTGTAAACCGTATCGTGGCAAGCGTGTCCGTGACCTAAAACTGTACCAAGAACTGTACGATTATTGCTTGCAAGACGTTGTCGCAGAGCGAGAGATTCGGCTGCGTCTTCGAAACCTAAGAGGCATTGAGAACGCGATATGGGAGGCTGATCAGCGCATTAATTGGCGTGGCGTTCAGCTAGATCGCAAGTCAATTGAGAACGCCTTGGTGATCATTGATAGCCACTGTAAAATTATGAATAAGCGCGTTCACGTTTTAACTGGTGGGTTTATTGATTCTACGGGATCACGCGCTAAGGCAATGCAGTGGTGCGCCTCGCAAAACTACCCGCTGGGGAATTACGACAAGGCGGCAATCAGTGCCGCGCTTCAAGATGACAAATGCCCTGAAAATGTAAAAGAGTTTCTCGGCATACGGCAGAGCCTGTCACGTTCTTCGACAAAAAAGTACCAGGCGATGCTTGAGTGCATTGGTCAAGATGGCCGCGTTCATGGTTCTTTAATGTATCACGGAGCATCAACTGGCCGCTGGTCAGGCCGCCACATCAATCCTCAAAACTTGCCACGTCCAACCATTAAAGATGTTGATGCCTGCATTATTCAAATGCAATCTCAAGACCCTGATCAGATTGATGGCGAGCCGATGGAGTCTTTGGCGAGTTGCCTGCGTGGGATGCTCACAGCCTCAAACGGCAACCGCTTGATGGTGAGCGACTATGCCAGCATTGAGGCACGGGCGTTGGCTTGGTTGGCTGATCACTGGGAAGTGCTGCAGACGTTCCGCGATGGCAAGGACATTTACAAGGCTACCGCATCGGGCATGTTCCATACGCCCTATGAACTAATAAATTCTGATCAGCGATTTGTTGGCAAGGTAGCAACGCTGGCGTTGGGTTATCAGGGAGGTGTTCGCGCTTTTCAGAAAATGTCTGAAGCTTACGGCACTGAAGTTACCGAAGATCAGGCGCTGAAAATACGCAACGACTGGCGCGATGCTAACATGGCGATTGTAAAACTTTGGATGGATACAGAGAAAGCCGCTAGAAACGCGATCAGCTATTCTGGTACACCCTTTACAGCCGCAAAAGGAACATTTCGAATGGTGGCTGGCGACCTATTGTTTAAGCTACCTAGCGACAGAATCTTGTCATTCCCAGAAGCGCAATTGCGTCAAGGTGATCGCAATACTGAGATCATCTATAAAGGTATGAACAATCACACACACCGCTGGGGTGAAATAAAAGCCTACGGCGGGTCACTCGTTCAATCAATCACTCAGGCTGTCGCCAGAGACATTTTGGCAGAAGCAATCTTAAAACTTGAATCTGCGAAGTACAGTGTTGTGCTTCATGTTCACGATGAGATCGTAGCCGATGTGCCAAAAGGTCATGGGTCTTTGGCTGAGTTTGAAAAGTTAATGTGCGTTTTACCACAATGGGCAGAGGGTATGCCCGTTGAGGCCGAAGGCTATGAATCCAATCGATATAGGAAATAATAATGTGGATATTACCAAAGAATTACCAACTGTCCTCTCGCTATGTAGCGGATATGGTGGAATCGAAAGAGGACTTGACCTTGCAGGGTTTAAACATCGAGTCATCGCTTTTAGTGAAATCGAAGCCTTCGCAATTGCGAACTTGGTTAACAAGATGGAAGCCAACCTCCTTTTACCCGCACCTGTTTATACGAATCTTAAAACCCTGCCAGTGGAATGCTTTCGAGACAGAGTTGACCTCATCACTGGCGGTTATCCATGCCAGCCATTTTCGGCAGCAGGACAGCGAAAAGGAACAGATGATCCAAGACACCTCTGGCCTTACATCAAAGAAATCATCAGAGCAGTTCGACCTGTTCGATGCTTCTTCGAGAATGTCGAAGGACACATTAGCCTTGGACTCAGAGAAGTCATTAGCGACTTGGAAAGCCTTGGTTATAAAACGGCGTGGGGAATATTCTCAGCGCGTGAAGTTGGCGCTCCTCACCAAAGAAAAAGAGTCTACATCATGGGCAACGCCCAACACGATGGATCATCTGACTGCGAAAAGCCCAGAGACATTGATAAGACAATCTCAAACTGTACGCAAGGGCAGGACCAGGCCGTCAAATCTGAGAGAGCAAGTAGACCCAGTGGCGATGCAGATTTATCAAGGGGAGTGGCCGACAGCGACAGTGTTCGATGTGAC